ATCAAGAAGACTTCCGGCCTCAAGATCATGGGAGGCTACGTATACATCAAGGGTGGAAAGGGTCGTCACTACGAGAAGGAAGTCTATTTTGGCAACTTCTTCTCTGTGGGATGTAAGCCCATCGTTGTAACGAGTCAGGTAATTCAGAAGCAGTCCAGAGTTCACTGCATCATTCGTGGTGTAAGAGGAGAATACTGGCCAGACCACCGAGGATTTACAGCGGTGGTTGACTCTGATGAACTTAGCTCAAAGAGCAACTATTTCCATTACGGTGTCAACGTCCACTTCCTTGCTCTTGGATACTGATGTACGTACCTATCAGAAATTGGCATAATCGAAAGAGATTGCTGTCCGAAGATGGGTACGTACTTGTTTGGGCTCCGGAACATCCCAAAAGCTTCAATGGCGGATGGTATTACGAACACCGAATGGTGTTTGAGGCCCGGCTCAAGAGGATGCTCAAGTCTGATGAAACAGTACATCACATTGGCATTAAGACTGACAACACATGGAAGAACTTGTTCCTGTGCACGTGGGAAGAACATAATCGACTCAACCGTGCAGAACACCTCGCCTTGACAAGACGCTGACGACCTGTTAGTGTTGATCAAAACAACGAAAGGAACAAGTATGTCCAAAGACATGACATGGCTGTTCGCATCAGACATTCACTTCCCCCACCATGATCAGCGTATGGTGTCTCTATGGTTTGACGTGCTAAAGTACCTCAAGCCTGGCGCTGTTGATCTTCCGGGTGACATTGACGATGCTGAGGAAACGAGCCGGTGGGTAGAGGGCACCTCTAAGGAGGGCTTTAGTCTTAACTATCCTGGCATTCAGCTCACTCGCTCATTCCTTGTGGATATCCATGAGCTAGCTCCAAAGGCAGACAAGCATTTCCACGACGGAAATCATGGCTGGTATCGTCACGTGAAGTGGCTGGACAAGAATGCTCCATACACTGTTACTGATGGCGTATACAGTCCAGAGGTTCTTTACGAGTACAGCAAGTCTGGATTCGTGTGGCACAACTATGGTGATCAGGCTGTCAAGCGATACGGAGACATCTACGTTCATCACGGAGAAAGTATTTCAAAGCATGCTGGTGAGTCTGTGCGTAACGACGTAGAGGCTTGGGGTGTATCTCTTGTTCGTGGACACTCACACCGAATGGGTGTTTACAATAGGACTTTCGATCTTACTGGAGAAACCCGGCGCGGATTTGAGATTGGCCACATGTGCGACGTTGCCCAAATGGACTATGACCGCACAAGGAACTGGCAGCCAGGATTCGCATATGGTGTAGTAGCCTCAACGGGTGAAGTCTTCATTGACCTCGTTCCCATCATCAACTACACTTGTAAGATCGGAACCAAGATCTTCCGAGGTTGACATAAAATCTCCCATGTTATAATGAAAGAAAAAGCAAGGGAGGTTAAATCTTGAAGACAAGTAAGTTCTGGAAGGACGCTTTTGAGCGTGCGGTAAAGACTTTCGCTCAGTCCGCAGTTGCCATTATGGCAGTATCCACTTCTCTATTTGATGTAAGCTGGGTACAGGCTGCCGGTACCGCTGGTCTAGCTGCTGCTGTATCTCTGCTAACTTCCATTGGTTCTGCTGGTGTCGGTAGCTCTGAGAGCCCATCCCTTGTAGTTGATACAAAGGAAAAGGTACCAGGCGTTGAATCATACTAAGTGTGGTGGACGAGTGTTCATCGACAGAGTGTATTCTGAGAAGAATCATCTGGAACTGGCCTGCATCGAATGCGGAGCCAGATGGATGCTTGATAAGACCAAGAATAAGCTTGCGGCATGGCTGATCGGTAGAGAGAAGAACTACTCTACTCAGTTTGCCCGGTGAGAGTGAAGGATGCTATACTCTACATAGCACTTCCCCTGCGTGGAATGCGCAGGGGATTTTACTTTGGAGGACACATTGGGAGATAAGCCAGGCAGCAGAAGGGGACAGAAGAACCCTAGCCTGTATTTCTTTCTCGATGGTAAAGCTCATAAGAAGCTCCAAGTCAATCACGCGGCTGATATTCTCATTGCATGGAATTATCCAGAAAAGAAGAGAATGGCCTACGTGCTTTCCGTTGCGAGAAAGAATATGGAAAAGGCGTTCTTCACCAAGCAGGTCGAAGAAATGGTCGGCAGGACAAGAATGTCAATGATCAATTACATTAAGAACGGATTGATCAAGCGACCGTACCTTACGTACTCTCTTGACGGACAGGGCAAGGCTGGTCTATACTTGTGGACTGAGCAGGACATCCTTGATCTTCACGATATGATGTTGAATCATGGACCTGGCAGACCAAGGAATGATGGTCAGCCAGTGAGAACGAACCTACCATCAAAGGCAGAATTGATAGCAATGATGCGCAATGAGGTGGTTCTATACACAAAGACCCGTGATGGTGGATTCACACCAGTGTGGCAGGCAAAAGATTGGTAAGCAATGGCAACTACTAAGGCCAAGTACACACCTTTTGGTGACCGAGTAAATCCCGGTGTAGCGATCATCCAAGCTGCGAACGCTCTTGACGTAGCGGCTGCATTTGCGGTAGAGTCTAGAGACTCAGACGCACTGCTCAAGGTAGCTGCCATGTGGGTTGATATCAGCGGGCGACTGGTGTACGATGATGACGAGGAGGGCGACGACGTACTAGAAGGCGAACGTCGTCCATTTGGTTTCTCAACAACGAGCGACATCGGGGAGGAGGAAGATGAGTACGAAAGTGACGTTCAATCTGACGTATAAGCACAACCTAGGTAACTTCGAGAATGTTGACATTCAGGTTGGCGTAGAGACAGATTCTCTGCCCGGCGAAGGAGTCAACGAAGCGTTTGAGCGTGTTGCTCAGGTCGTGTATACTCAGCTACACAAGCGTCTAGACGAGACTGTTGAAGCTCTGGAGGGTAAGTGAATCAGAGACAGCAGGCACACGCACTCATTTCACTTTACAAGAAGCTGTACAAGGAGCGTTACGGGATTGAATCATCCGTAAACTCCTATTCAGCTCAGTGGGGTTTCATGACTGCGATGAACGATCTAAAGTATCCGGTGCTGAGAGAAGTCCTTGATTACTACTTCACTTGCGATGCAAATGGACATAGTATCGACAACTTCTTCCACCGGTACATGGAGCTTAACAAGATGCGCCTTGATCTGATTAAGGATGCAGAAAAGCGCAAGGAAATCATGCGGGAGACCGCAGAACGAGTTCGAAGGATGGAGGAGCGTGCCAACAACAGCGGAGAAGCTAATTAATTCAGTCTGCGCCACAAAGCAGATTGCTCCACTAATGGCGGACAACGTTGATGATCTATTCGGTCCTTTCCGGGACGTGTGGATCTCAATGCGTCAGTATTACATGCAGTACAAGTCCATCCCGGACATCACAGTTCTGACGGATAAGTTCAAGCAGCTAGAGGCAGTGCAGGCGGAAGCTGAACCTGCCTTCTATCTGGAGGAGCTAAAGTCAGAATTCCTTTATTCTCGCATGGATGAAATCATGCAGAAGGGTATGGGTGCTCTAGACAAGTACGCACCTGCGCAGGTTCTTGATAAGCTGATGCAGGAGCTAGGTAATCTTGGTCGATTCACCAACAACGTCCGCGACCTTGATATCACTGACTACGAGCAAGCCGAGAGGCACCTTCTAACCGTCAAGGAAAAGGCGGCGGTAACGGGTGCAGTAGGTATCAAGACGAACGTTAAGGCAATTGATGCAGCCTATCCTACGGGCATGGCTGGTGGTCACTTCATCGTGGCTATCGGTTGGCCTGGTCGTGGTAAGACATGGTTCACTTCATATCTTGCCATTCAGGCGTGGCTACAGGGATACAAGCCTATGATCGTCTCCCTTGAGATGAGCCCTGAGAACATGCGAGACCGAATCTATACAATGATGGCTTCCGGTCTGTTCTCAGCAACTGACTTTGCTCGTGGACAAATCAACATCGATAACTTCCGCGAGTGGGGAAAGAAGAAGCTCACCGATACTCCAGCATTCACCATTGTCTCAAACGAGGGAATTGGTGATGTAACTCCAAACGTCGTGCAGGGCAAGATTGAGCAGCACAGGCCAGACATTGTGATCTGTGACTATCACCAGCTCTTTACCGACAATTCTAAGTCAGCCAATCCTACTCAGCGAAACATGATGCTTTCAAAGGAATTCAAGCGTCTAGCCATGACGAACAACATTCCTCTGATCGACATCACTGCTGCTACTAACAACGATGGTATCTCAGGTCAGGACAACCCTCCGATGCTGAGCCAGGTTGCATGGTCCAAGCAGATCGAGTATGATGCTGATATGGCCTTCGCGGTTCACCGCGACAATGACAGTGGCCTGATTGAAGTTGTTTCCAGAAAGAACCGTCATGGTTCAGACTTCGGGTTCTATCTTGAGGCTGATCTTGATCGTGGTATCTGGAAGGAAAGTTACGGCGTGTAAATGATGCATAGTCATGTCAAAAGGTTTCAGGTGGACGGAATTATCAGAGATGATTCCGATTTTCCACGGCTGAGAGCACAATTCGAAGACATGCTGCTGACTGAAATGCGCGATCGTGGATGGGCTCCATTGTTAGATTTGGGGCCTTACTTTTCAACTGAATACAGAGAAGACGGATCATATAACTTTCTGATCACAGCATATGGGATATTTCTAGGGAGGCGAAAGGCTTGGGAGATCTCAGGGATATGCAATGGACAGGCAATACCAATGTCTACTCAGAAGAACAAATCGAAGCGGTCTTGAATGACCTTGGTCTTGAGATCGACTCCGAGACGAGTAGGGACTTCATTTGCTTCTGTCCTTTTCACAACAACACGGAGACTCCAAGCTTTTCAGTTTCAAAGG